GCCATCTTTGGCATGACCCCCGAACAGGTGCGGTCCCCGAGCAGGGAACGGCCCTGCGTCATCGCTCGGAACATCGTTGCCGACATCGCCTATAACGAGTACCTGTTCACCTATATGGCCATCGGGAAGGAACTCAACCGCCACTACTCCACCATCATCATCAACTTGGAATCCTTCCACAACGACTGCAAGGCAAAACCCCAACTCCGCTACCTACGGAGGCAAGTTTTCAACAATGCGCAGGACTACTTGCAGACCGCTGAAGGGGCTTATATCACTGATACTCTGCTACTTCCGAGCAAAGAATAAGGCCAAACCGCCCGAACACCCAAGGGGTCAGCCTAACCGCTGACCTCTTTTTTTTTGCAATCTTTGCGCATGCAGTCAGCCGACCAAGTTATCCTCGACCTCTACCGAAGCGGCGAAATCCGCAAAGCCTGCCTAACGATTACAGGAGGCGACCCGCTTTGGAGGGACTTGGAGCAGGAGTGCGTGTTAATCCTGTTGGAGAAAGACCCCGCCAAGATTCTGCAAATCCAGTCGCAGGGGTACTTCAAATTCTATGTGGTTCGCCTACTGCTGAACCTATACCGAGGCAAGAACAACCAGTTTGCCCAAAAGTACCGCCACCACGATTTGCTGGAAGAACTGGACCCCGATTCCCCTATTCCCCAGTCCGAGTACGATTCCCTCATGGACGACCTTTGGGCCATTGCCGAAGCCGAGATGAACACTTGGGCCAAGGACGGGGCGTTCCCGTATGACAAGGAACTGCTCCGCCTGCACCTGCGGACGGGGAACATGAAGAAACTTTCAAGGGACACGGGCATCCCGTACCGATCAATAATCTATTCAATAGACCAAGCCAAGGCCAAAATTAAGGCCGCCATTCAAAACCATGGACACGCTGATATTTCCCCTGCTGATTAGTTCGCTCACCGCCCTTGCTATTGCCGAGTACCATGTCCTGCCGCAGGCCTGGTACAAGACCTGGTTCGCAAGACACAAACCATTCTCCTGCGTCACCTGCCTGACTTTTTGGGTTGCGGTGGCTCTCACATGGCCCACCTGCGGATGGGTCCTCGCTCCCGTTTACGGACTCGCCTCTGCGGGGTTGACCGTTGTCATCCTCCAAGTCACCAACCGATGACCCAAGACGAGTTCATCCTTGCAACCAAGCACCGCCACTATTGGGAGCAGTACCAAGCCGCCCTGTTCATGCGGTTAAGCCCCGAAGCGGTCCATGACTTGCAGACCATCCTCGTGGCCCACGGCAGACCCAACACAAATTGGTGGTGTGCGGACTGCGTAAAATCGGCCCTTCAATACATTTACCAAGAGGCGGACCAGTTTATTGAAGCCAACCACCACACCGTTACCCATGCCATCAACAACCCCAACCCGTGACCAGTTCCAAACCTACGCCGACTATGGCGAAGGCGTGCGCAACAACGCCAAACGGGGGATTGAACTTAACGAGAGGAACGGCAACAAGTGTGCTACCCAAACGGGAAAGGTCAGGGCGCAGCAACTCGCAAGCGGTGAGGCTATTTCCCTTGAAACGGTTAAACGGATGCACTCCTACCTTTCACGGGCAGAAACCTACTACGACAACGCAGATTCCACCAGCGACTGCGGTTACATCAGTTACCTGCTATGGGGTGGCAAAGCGGCCCTTGGCTGGTCACGAAATAAACTACGGGAACTTGGCGAACTCAACGAAGGCTGACCCCGAAGCGCAAATCCAAGCCCGCATGGATTCGCTGATGATGGTCATTACGACCCTCTGCGACTGCATTGGAGCGGTCGAGGAATCCAACTCCCCGAACGCCTTTGCCGTCAAGATGAAGATTGTGGACAAGATTGACGAACTGATTGATAAAATAGAATACTGATGGCAGGCCGTCCCCCAATATGGAACACCCCCGAAGAACTATGGGAGGCGTTTGAAAAGTACAGGGCCGAGAACAAGGCCAACCCATACCGAGTGCAGGACTATGTCGGCAAGGATGGGGTCATGGTTTACAGGGATAAAGAGCGGCCTATCACATTTCGGGGCTTTGAGGGATATCTTGCGGAGAATGGGGTCTGCTTTGACCTTTCAAGGTATAGAAAAGAAGAAGGAGAGCATCACAAGGAATTTGTCCCAATCATTACACGCATACGGGCCACCTGTGACAAGGATATGCTGGAGGGTGCAAGTTCGGGTGTTTACTCGGCCAACATCGCCTCCCGCCTTCTTGGCTTGGTGGACAAGCAAGAGAACACCGTTACCATTGAGCAGCCGCTTTTTGGCGATGGACTTTAAGTACACCACCGCTATCCGCAAGATTCGGGCGATGACCGCTCGGAAGAAGGTGATACAAGGCGGAACGAGTGCGTCCAAGACCTTCGGCATCCTTGCGGTCCTCATTGACCACGCCGCCCGCCATCCCAAGTCGGAGATTTCGGTTGTCAGCGAATCGGTCCCTCACCTACGGAGGGGAGCCATCAAGGACTTCGCCAAGATTATGCAATGGACCCATCGTTGGGTTCCCGATAGGTGGAACAAGACCCTCCTGCAGTACAACTTCGCCAACGGGTCCACGATTGAGTTCTTCTCCGCTGATTCGGAAGCGCGCCTTCGTGGGGCAAGGCGGCAGGTCCTCTACATCAACGAGGCCAACAACATTGACTTCGATTCCTACTACCAGTTGGCCATCCGTACCAGCCAAGAAATCTACATCGACTTCAACCCCACCCACGAATTTTGGGCGCACACCGAGGTCTTACCCGAAAAGGATGCAGAGTTCCTGATTCTCACCTACCAAGACAACGAAGCACTCCCTGATACGATACGATACGATATAGAACGAAACCGAGACAAAGCCGAAACCTCCGCCTACTGGGCGAACTGGTGGAAGGTGTACGGCCTCGGCCAAGTCGGGACGCTCCAAGGGGCGATATATGGCGATTACACAGTGGTGGAAGGGATTGACCCGTCCACGATGAAATTCGTCGCCTACGGGCTTGACTGGGGGTTCAGCACGGACCCAACCGCCTTGGTCGCCGTGTACCGCAGGGGTGACGACTTGTTTATTCATGAGTTGCTCTACCACCGTGGACTGACCAACTCCGATATTGCGGTGCGGTTAAAAGAGTTTGGCATCACAAGGGCGTGGGAAATTGTGGCCGATTCAGCAGAACCGAAGTCAATCGAGGAAATCTACCGCCTCGGCTTCAACATCAAGCCAGCGAGCAAGGGACCCGATTCGGTCAGGCAGGGAATAGATGTCGTGAAACGGTTCAACCTTCATGTCACCAAGGATTCCGTGAACTTGATAAAAGAACTCCGCTCCTACACTTGGGCCACGGACAAGGACGGCAAGGATACGGGGGTGCCGATTGACTCCTATAATCACGCCTGCGATGCCCTGCGCTATGTGGCCTTGAATAAACTTGCCGTGAGCAATTCGGGGAAGTATCTTGTGGTGTAACTTTGCCCCATGAACCTTGAATCCATCATTGATTTGCTTTTGATTTTTGGCAGATTCTTCCTGTTATTGCTTTTGATTTTTGCAATTGTTTCCATATTATGAAACTCATCCACTACTACCACATCTATTGCGGCGGAGGCGGGCAATGGCAACTCATCATGCATCAACACATGATGGCCCTGTGCAACTACGGCTTGATTGAACAACTGGACGAAATCCGTGTCGGCATCGTCGGTCCTCCCGACCAGCGGAAGGTGGTCAAGGATATCTTGGACAACTCGCTCGTGGCGGCAAAGATCAAGGTCGTGGTCACCCGCACCAACGCTTGGGAGCAGGCGACCCTCACCGAGATGTACCGAGCATCGCAGACCGAGGACGCTGCCTACCTGTACGGGCATACTAAGGGGTCCGCAAATCCTTCCCTTGTCGCCCAATTATGGGGGCGCAGTATGATATTCTTTGCTATCGTGGCTTGGGAGAAAGCCCTTGCGGAACTGGAGAAAGTGGATGCGGTTGGATGCCATTGGCTCACCACCGAGCAGTTCCCCCAAATAGCGGACCACAACAACCCCGACGGCTATCCCTATTTTGGCGGTAACTTTTGGTGGGCCAGGTCGTCCCACATTCGGGAACTGGGCGAACCGCTCCGAGAACACCGCTACCAGGG